GGACAATATTAAGCTCACGGAACCGCAGGTAGAGGCCATGAAGGCCGAATACCCGCCAGACATGATAGATGTCGAAATGGGCGGAAATTTCCCAGACTATGGCCAATCAATGTTTGCAAGGTCTCACATTGAGGCATGCACCGACCAATCATTATACGACGCCGCGTATATGGCCATAAACGACAAGAAGCTCAGCAAAGGCTGGAATCTGGAGGAAGACCCACGACATGGAATCATACTATACGAAGAGCCAGTTCGGGCTGGCAGGATATACATCAGCGCAGGAGACCCCGGCATTGGGAATTATCCGCAGCGAAACAGCGCGAGTGTTATGGTGGCCGATATTACTGACAAGCCCTATAGACTCGTATACTTCAACTGGATCTCAGGAAAGGGATCGTACATGCCCTTCCTTCAGTCGTATAAGTATGCCATGGGGAAGTACGGACCGGTATTAAGAGGCATCGACGCTACTGGAACACAGAAAGGACTGGACGAGATTGCCTTTGAAAATGCAGGTATCCAGACAGACCGCCTGAACTTCAACACTGACAAGAACGCCATGTTGAATAGCCTCATAATGGATGTAAGCAACCACTTCTGGAAGTGGCCACCCATCCTAGGCATAAATAAGCAGCTCAGTGCTTACACAATAGAAAATGACAAAAGAGGGTTCCCTCAAGACAATGTAATGACCCTCGCAGAGCTGGCTTACCTCGCACGGTTCGTCCCTGAGGGAGAACTGGCGGATCCAGAGGGAGCTAGGCATAATTTCACAAATAGAAGACGGCGGACAAACAGACGCCGACGGAGGTAATAATGTTAGTACTAGTAACAGTCGGATTAAACGATCCTGAAGCAAAGAACATAATTGATGCTGTTCAAGAAAAAGGCCTGAACTATATCGTTCTCTTTGAGAGTGATAACGTTGACTACCAAGAAAATGCAGTATCCATTTTGAACCGCTGTGATGCCTTAGTAAGCACCGGCGACTCAAGCCTTGACAGCACCCTATGCAATTGGGCACTGGACAACGGCATGCCTTTCTACCACTTCCCAGATCTTCCAGAGGCTTTCTACTTTGAGAGGAAAAACCCAAACAAGGCAGAGCAATGCATGATCGCACTGATGGAGAGCTATCGAGACTGGGTAGCAGATCAGGAAAGCACAATCAAGGTGCAGGTCGGACACCCATTATGAAATATTATTGTCCAACCTGCAAAAAGGAAATGGACCTGGACATGGAGCCACCGGCTCTGTGTCCAGAAGTCCTACAACCAAAAGATCCCCTGCTATGGGGGACAATCTTCTCAGATCATATATCTCATGCTACAAAGTGTAATACCCCACTGGAGGTAAGAGAGGATGACTTTAACCCCACCTAAACGAACCGAGCTCTCCGAAAACGAAGCAGATATACTGCGCGAAATAGAAGCATTTTTCTCAGTGTACAGCTTCGGAGACCCGGTTGATTCTAAAGACTACCTGATCTGGAAACTTATATCAGAGAACGACTCCCTCCGGGCATACATAAACGAAGCCATCAGGGCGCCAGTCCAAAATATGGAAATAGAACTCCCAGATGATGTAACCTACAGCAGCTGGTGGTTTGAGAACCTCCTCGTTGAGTTGCATGCAGCTACAAGACGCTGGGGACATATCACATACGACAGAAACAGAAATGTGATAAAGGTAAGAATATAATGCCAATATACACTTTCCGATGTCGAAAATGTGACCATAAGTTCAACATCACATTAGGGTTCCATAAACCAAAGCCAGAGAAGTGCCCAAAGTGTGAGGAAAAAGACCTCATCCGCATCTTTCACAGCCCCAACGTGATATACAGATCGGGAGGATTCCAAACAACCGACAAAAGGCTGCAATATGACCCAGTAGACGATTATCCACTATGATAGACTTAATCCTAGGCGACTTCAACGAAGTCGCCAATGACTTTTGCAACGAGTCATTTGACTTAATTTATACAGATCCACCATACTCAAGGCAAGAGGCCACCGAGTGTTTTAGAATGCTTGCATGGCATTCATACAGGCTTCTAAAAGACGGTGGCTCACTCGTCACCATTGTCCCACATTACTTCCTTCCAGAAGCTATTGGAATAATGAATGGGAGTAGCCTTAAGTACAGATGGATCTATAACATGGACCAGGAGAACGGTTCCCACGCCAGAATGGCCATGGGAATCGAAGTCTGCTGGAAGCCTATGCTGCACTACGTGAAGAGAGCTTATCCATCCGGGAGGGGATTCTTACGAGACAAGGTCATCATAAGCGCCCCAGATAAGTCTCTTCACGAGTGGCAGCAGTCGACCGATTGGGCGTATTACTACATCCAGAAACTGACCAACCCTGGTGATCAAGTTCTGGATCCGTTTTGCGGGCCCGCAACGGTCCCTCTAGTATGCAATGAGTTAAATAGGAACTGCACCGGTGTCGAAAAAGACGAAGACGTATTTACCACCGGCGCTGAAAGAGTTGCTCTTATATGATGTCTCCACGCACGGAATACACCATAACAGCTGCTCTTACTGCCGCCACCGGTACGATGTAAGAGTAAGGAAAAATAGTCACGAAATATGCCAATTAACAGGTTTTGATGTCCCAGAAAGCCGTTTTTGCGAAAATTACTCGCAAAACAAGTGTTTTTGTGCACAATGCATGTTGACAAAAGAAACTTGACTATGCTAGAATACATTAAATTAACCAGGCTATAAAACTATGTTAACTATATTTCCCGATTGGTCCGACCTCGGACTTGGTAATCTTAATAGTGATACCCGCGATATGTGGGAGGCAGAGCTCATGCGGCTTGAGAATGCCAGATACTATTTCGACGGCCTAGTCTTTGAAGAAAAAGTTGACCTAGAAGCAGGCGTAACAGACACACCACTCTTATACCCGGTTGGCATGAACCTAGTTAAGATGTTATGCTTAGCCCAGGCGGACTCAACCTATGGCGAATGGGAGGAAACTCCTGTTCGCTTCGCCATTTACAGAAACAAGACCGGCTCTGCGGCTGATACAGAGGCACTAGAACTTGCCTCAGATATTCTAGCAAACAGTCAGGCACAATCAATGCTGTGGGAGCTCGAGCTTGATAGAAACGTATTTGGCGGAGCAGCGATCAAGATATTCCCAGACTTGTCAAACCCACCCTATATACGGTGGACTCGTGTCCCAAGACAAATGTTCTTTCCAATTTGGGATCCTGATAGTCCAGACGAACTTCTTGAAGTTTACATCGCCGTGCCAATGACACAGGAACAAGCCAAAGCAAAATACGGGCTCAACGAACCCACCAGAGAAACCATCTGGCGTGTAGAGCACTGGACTCGCAAATACTACGAGAATACGCTAGACGGCAAAAGAATAGCAGAGTTCTCCGGGGTTAACCCTTGGGGAATTGTGCCATTCCAGTACATTCCACGTTTGCGCTTTAATAACTGGTGGGGAGAATCACTGGTGAAAGACGTGGCACCAGTACAAGATGAACTTAATATGCGTGCAGCGGACGTAGGTGAAGCAATCAACTACAACGCTCACCCCACCCGATGGGGCATGAACATGCCTAGAAACTTCAACGCCAAGAACTTCCCCATCGGATCAAACTCATTCTGGGACCTAGGACGCTCGATAGGCAGCTCCCCACCTCCACAGGTAGGAATGCTTGAAAGTAAGTCCGCAGTAGCACCCGGAGTGTTCGAGTATGTGAACTTCCTATACGACTGGTCAAGAACTTCAGTGTTCGCACCACCCATAGCCTTCGGAGAAGACAACGGCGGTGGACAAAGATCAGGAATCACACTTGAGATCCGCATGTGGCCACTAATCAAAGCCACAAGGCGAAGCAGAGCTTATTTATTCTCGGGAATACAAAGAGCACTAAAAACCTCAGCTAAGATACTACAACAGAAAAGGTTTGAGGACATCCCAATACGCCCATTGGATAGTATTGCTCAAGGACGCATCGTCCCTGTGTTCGATCCGATTATGCCACGCGATCAAGCAGCTTTGGTGGATGAAGTAGTTAAGCTAATGAGTACTGACCCACCGTCAATAAGCCTCGAGACCGCTCAAGTAATCCTAGGACGCGGTGTATCCGAGGTCGAGAAAATTAGAGACATGCTAGAAGACGAAGGGCTCTGGAAGGTTTCCGACACCGGAAACGAAACGGAGGGAGAAGTTGAAACTAGCATTTCCAACTGACGAGCACTTTCCATATCAAGATGATCGTGCCCGATCAGTCGCATTGCAAATTGTACGCGACTTTAAGCCGGACATCCGGATCACTGGATCAGACGGCATGGACTTTTACAACGTATCCAAATACGACAAGAACCCGATGAGAATAAAGGCCGGGTTACAGGATGAAATAGACGCATGGCAGGCTGGCCAGAGAGAGTGGAGAGACGCTGCACCAAAAGCAACGCCGTTCTACCTCTTAGGCAACCACGAAGACAGACTTCGAAGATACCTCTGGAACCATCCAGAACTTTACGGTCTCGAAGCCCTCACCATACCGAACCTGCTAAACTTTCCCTCTTTAGGCATAGAGTGGAAAGGCGAGTCATTTCATGAAGAACTCGACCTCGACAGCGTTGTTGTAAAACACGGAAGTCTTGTCAGAAAGCATTCAGCATATACAGCAAGAGGCGAACTGGAGAACGAGTTCTACTCAATCTCCGTTATGACAGGCCATACCCATAGAGGCGGCACCCACTATGCAAGAACACGGCGTGGACCAGTGACAGCTGTAGAATGCTTCTGCCTATGCGGCCTAAACCCTGAGTACGTAAAAAGTCCAAACTGGCAGCACGGAATCGTGCTCGCAACCATACAAAACCACATACCCTTACCAAGCATTGAAAGTATCCCTTTCTATCCCGCTGGCAACAAGATAGCAGCCGTATGGCGAGGTAAGGAATACATATCGGAGTAAAACAAAATGGCTGGAGTAACCAACAAAGGTAAAGTCAGGATCCTGGATATCGCATTCCGAAACCAGAACATTCCAACTAACCTCTATGTCGCACTCATTACATCTGCCGTAGCTCCCACCGCCGACACCAATACGTTCACGGAACTAACCGAGATC